GCCTAGCACAATGGAAGCTAAAGAGGTGATGGATACAGCGTTTGTTTACATGCCGTATTTGAAGGGCATGACAGTCTACAGGGCAGCGTCTAAGGAGAATGAGCCCCTTGTAGCGATACCGAATACCCCTGAGAATATCTCTCGTTACATGGGCTCTCAGGAGGAGACAGGGGTAGGTGTTGGAGATGCTTGTAGTTTGGTTGGAGGCTCCTGCGGTGCCTGATTACGAATTTATATGTCATCCCTGTAAACTGATATGGGATAAAGAATACTCAATGAAGAAGGCTCCTGAGAGGAGTAGATGTCCTGAATGTAATAAACTTTCTCATCAAAACTGGAGTAACAAACAGACTGCTGTTCATTTTATAGGGGAATTCCATACTAACAAGAGATTAGCAGAGAAGAGTAAAACTAATGAATCTGATCTAAAAAAATATGGACAAGCTTTATTAGATAGAACTAAGGGATCCTTGGATGAATCTAGTACTGATGAGTTCTATACTAGATATGTTCCCAATGAAAACTTTCATGAGACTTACGGAGGTAGGAAAATAGAAGGACGAGAATTAGATGAAAGAACGCAGACTGCTGCTAGTATAGGTAGGACGGTAGATAAGGCAGGCTCATATCACAAGCACCAACCCAGACGCAACGAACCACGATCAAAGAAATAATGGCTTACAACTTCAGTGAAAATGTACAACGAGGTATCCTCTACCTCGCCAAGTACAATAAAGACTTTTTCTCTCAAATTACTCCTCTGGTTAAGCCTGAGTATTTTGAGTTCCCTATTCACGCCACCATCTACAACTCTATTGTAGACTTCCACTCTAAGTACCAGAACATTCCATGTGATGATTTCATCCTAGAGGTATGCAAGAAGAAGAAAAACAGTAGAGAGAACACTTCAGACTATACAGATGAACTTACACTTATTAACAGGCTTGATACCTCTTCTATTGGTAACGAAGAGTTCTTCTTGGATGAGATTGAAAACTTTGCTCGTAAGGAGGCGATGAAGGATGCTATTACCCAATCTATTGGGTTCATCCAGAACGATAGTTATGAGCAGGTAGAAGAAGCAGTGAGGGCTGCTCTTACAGTTAATAGAAATGTTGATCTTGGTCAGAACTATTTCGATTCTATTACTGCTCGTTGGGTTAGGATTTTAGATCGTAATAATGAAGATCGTTACCGTACTATCCTACCTACTCTTAATAGAGAGCTTGAAGGTGGACTGTCTGCTAAAGAACTTGCTATGGTTGTTGCTCCTCCTGGAGTTGGTAAATCTGTGTTCTTGGTCAATCAGGGCGTACACTCTTTGATGGAGGGGCGTAAAGTTTTATATGTATCTCTTGAAATGAGTGAGGATAAGATCGCTCAGAGGTTCGACTCTGTTATGACCCTGATTAACCAGAGGAAGCTATCTATTAAGCAAAAAGTTCTACTGGAAAGGCTAGAGGTATTTAAGAATAAATTCCCTGGGGGTAACTTAATTATCAAAGAGTTTCCTACTGGGGTTGCTACTGTCTCCACGATTAGATCCCTCCTGTCCCAGCTACAGAACTTTGAAGGATTTATTCCTGACCTTCTTATTGTAGACTACCTAGAGCTTCTAGGCTGCAACCGAGAAGGCCCAGAGTACCAAGTCCAAGAGATTCTTGCGCGTGAGCTTAGAGGGCTTGCTGTGGAGCATAAGATGCTTGTGTGGACTGCGACCCAAACCAATCGACAGGGAGCTAGAGTTAATGTTATTACTGATGCTGAACTGGGTGATTCCTATGGAAAGTTTAGAACTGTAGACTACGCAGTATCCCTTAATCAGTCTGAGGAAGAGTTTGATGAGGAACGAATGCGGTGCTATGTGATGAAATCCAGAAATGGTAAAACTAGATTTGTAACTGGTGTTTCAATCGACTATAATACTTTAAGTATGTCCGAACTCACCACCAACGATTATAGCAATGACGAAAGCAACTGACCTTTTATTGGCCTACGAGAATCTAGACTGGGAGACTTATGTTGAACTGTCAGATGATCTAGCTGCCATTGATCCATTAAATATAGATGGGGAATTGATGAAGCAAGCACAGAAGTTCTCATACTATGCAGGTCTGTGTGAATACGCAAAAAAAGATTGTTCAATTCTCAAGATAAGACTTGAAAATTGCCAAGCCAGTGCTAGAATAAGGGGACAATCAGAGTGTGAAGCTAAAGGGGTGCGCCCAACAGTAGCGATTCTGGATAGCTATGTACACTCTGATGAATCATGTAAGGAAATAACTTTAAATTTAGCGGAGGCTGAATCAAAACAAGGACTTCTTAAGAGTCTAATGCAAGCCCTTTCGCACAAAAAGGATATGCTTGTTCAACTAAGTGCAAACCAACGCGACGAAAAAAAGATTTATTCTTAACTAAATAACTAACTAATTAACGGAGAAAACTATGACAATGGACTTTGATAAGATTCGGGAACAATACGCCAAGATGGAAGGTGGCAAAAAATCTTCTAGCTCAGGAGACTTCATCAACAAATTTTACGCTATCCCTGAGGGGAATAGTGTGATTCGTGTTCTTCCGTCTAACGACGAGGACAAACTATTTTATGCGGAGACTGCTATCCACCGTGTTCCGACTGGCGAAGGTCAGACTCGTAACTTCCACTGCCGTAAGGTTCATGGAGAGGCTTGTCCTATCTGTGATGCTTACTATGCTTTGTGGAAAGCACCGTATAACGACGAGAACCTTGCTCGTCAGATTAAGCCCCGTGCCCGTTACTACATGAATGTAGTTAATCGGGATACCGACGAGGTTAAGATCTTCTCTGTTGGGGTTATCCTCTTCAAGAAGATTATTTCTACCATCCTCGATGAGGATTATGGCGATGTTACTGATCTTGAGGAAGGTCATGACTTTAAGCTGAGTAAGGTAATGGAGGGTCAATGGCCCAAGTACGATCAGTCTGCTTTCCGTCCCAAGGCTACCGCTGCGGGAACTAAGAAGCAGATTGCGGAGTGGATGGATGAACTCCATGATGTCCACTCTCTTGTAAAATTGGAGGAGTATGATACATTCAAGCAAGTTGCTGAGACTCTTCTAATTGGAAAAGGAACTCCTGAGAGAGATCCTGTCGATAGTCCTAGCACGGAAGTTTCCGATGACGACTATCTTAACAGATTGAAAGGTTAATATATGAGAGATATTCTTATTACATTTTTAATTACTGCTGTTATTGCGGTGGGGTTTTCCTCATGTGCTGTTCTTGAAAATTTCTTCGGGGAAGGCACGGTGTTCACTACCGCAGATCAGCTTGAGGAAGGACAGGAGGGAGCTATTATTCCCTTCGATCAACTTCCTGATTCGGTGAAAGCAAAGATCCCCGAGGGGACTTCACTTGTTATGGCTACCAAAGATCAGTTGAAAGCTGATGCTGCCTATGTTGCTACTGGTCCTATGGACGGTGATGATGTAGGAGGCGCAATTGATGCTGGTTTTGGTATTGCTAAGGCTTTTATTCCTGGTCTTGCTGCGTGGGAGGGTATGATTACTCTCTTTAGTAAGCGTAAGCGTAAGCACTACGGTAAAGCTCTGAAATCCATTATCCCTACGGATAAGAACATGGATATTGGTGGTGCTGTGGGTAGTCTTGCGTCTGCTCTTGGTATGTCGCACTCGTCTGACACTTCAAAAGCTGCTTTTGATGAAGAAGAAGAGTGGGAAGAGGAGGAAGCATAATGGATTCTGTAAATACTGATGATAGGGTGGAAGGTCTTCTCTCTATGATGTTAGAGGGGTATGAATCTAATCTTCAAGGAGTAGATAACTATATCCAGCAAACTTCTGAACAGTTAAAAAATGCTGAGACTCAGCGTGTTGAGATTCTGGATAATATTGCTGACTTGAAGAGTATTCTTGGATTAGAGGAAGAAGCTTCTCCTGATTTAAATATCGTAAAAGACGAGTAGTAATAAAAATTAGTAGGCTATTATAAGGGGAGCTTAAACGCTCCCCTTATTTTTATTATGAAATCACCTATAATTAATATACTAACAAGAACCTCTAATAGACCAGAAGAGTTTACTAGATGCGTAGAGTCTGTAAGATCTCAGTCTTATAAAAATATAAGACATATAGTATGTGCAGACAATGATGAATCTTTTGAATATGCTTCTAAGTTAGTTAGGGGTATTATTAGAGTACAGAAAAGAGATCCTGTACCAATTTATAAAAATTACGAACCTTATAATCTTTACAATAATGATTTATTGAAGGGAGTTAAAGGGGGGTATATTATGTTTTTAGATGATGATGATTATTTAGCCTCTCCTAATAGCATAGAGAAGATGGTTCCTCACCTTCATAAAGATGAGGTACTTTGCTGGCTTACTAAGTTAGAGGGGGAAATAATACCAAACAAACAAGCTCTACTGGCACCAGTGCTTATACCCACCCAAATATGCAATAGCTCTTTTATGTTCCACTCTATGCATAAGTGGGCGGCTAAACAAGATGCGGTAAGAGGTGCTGATTACAGATGTGTTCAAAGACTGTCTTGGCTACTTAAACATACTTGGCTTGAAGAAGTGTTGGTAATACAGCCTATTGCAAGAGGTGGATTATGATGCAAGAACATTCTCTACCTACTGATTCTCTTTCTAAGTGGAAGAGTGCTAAAGGGTGGCCTGAACTAGGTAGAAAGCTAAGAATACTAGTAGCCCCAGCCAACAAAGGGGGGTGCAGCTTTTATAGGGCATGGAATCCTTTCGAGAAGATACAAGAACAATTCCCAGACCTGATAGAGTTTAGGTTTAATGAGAATCCTTTAGAGATAGATCATGAGAAACAAAAGGATGGTGTAGATGGGTATGTAGATATGAAATGGAGTGATGTGGTCTTCACACAGAACCTGTCTAATTTTGGAGGACCCGCTACTATCAGGATAGTTGGATTAGCTAAAGAATTTGGCAAGTTTGTGTGGTATGACACAGATGATCTGTTGATAGATATTTATGATGACCATAGACTTAAGAAAGTTTATATTGATAATGATTTAGAGAATTTAACTAAGTACATTTATGCTAATGCAGATCTAGTAACAGTAACGCAATCTAAATTTGCTGGAAGAGTGGCTGAGTTTTGTACTAATACTTTAGCTGTTGTAAAGAATGCTGTAGATTATACTCTCCCTGCTTGGAATCATCCTCGTATACCACCTAAGAGAAAAAAACTAACTAGGGTTGGGTGGGTAGGTGGAATTCATCATGAGGCAGATGTTAAGGAGTTTTCTACAGTACCCCTAATGGTTAACCAACGAGCAGGAAGAGAGAATGTACACTGGGGATTCTATGGAAGACCTCCCAGAGACCCGTCAGGCAAAGAGGACTGGCAACAGGATGTATGGGACAACTACCAGCGGATCCTCTTGAGGGGCATGAGAGGAGCTAAGAATTGGGATGTATATGCAGCCCTCCCCTCAGATCAGTACGGTGTTATGTATTCTAATATTGATATAGCTATTGCACCCCTACAGAATAATGATTTTAATGATAGTAAGTCTGATATTAAAGTGGCAGAGTGTGGTAGGTATAAAGTTCCTTTGGTTGCAACAGATGTAGGGTGTTATTCAGATACTATTGTAAACGGTGAGACAGGATATTTAATATCTCCTGATGCACCCAAGTCAGAATGGGTTAGAGTTCTTACTAAGATGGTTAAAGATCCTAAATGGACTAAGGAGATGGGCGAGAATCTTCATTCAATAACCGAGCAACTATTTGATCTTAACAAGGTAGCTTATCATAGATTAGATATTTTAGAATTTGCCTTGGAAAAAGTTATTAGTACTGGTAAAATAGCATTAAGGATTAGATATGAAGATTAATATAGTAAGTGGATGGTCTAATCCTGGTGGAAGTACTACTGCTCATATTAACTTAACTAATCTATTTAATAAGAATGATTTAGACTGTACCTTTTATGGTCCTCATAACTATCATTTAGATAAATGTAAAGGTAAGTTGTTCCAGGAATATAGTGAGGACAAGTCCACTACTACTATAAGCCACTTTATCCCCCCTCACTTTTTTAAAGACAATAAGAAACATATTTATTCCTGTCATGAAAAGCAATTAGCCCCCTTAAGCTCTGTTGATGTGAGTCAGTATGACACTCTGCATTTTATAACTGAGCAGCAAAAAGAATGGCATAATGTAGACCATTCTTCTAGTGTGGTAATACCAAATGTATATGATGAGTTGGTTTCTGGACAGAAGACGGAAGAATCGAAAGAGGTTGCTGGGGTAATAGGTAGTATTGACAATAATAAAGGTACTCATATATCTATCCAAAGAGCTTTGCAGGACGGGTATAAAACAGTTTTGCTATTTGGTGTTCCAACTGATGAAGTGTATGCTAGACATTTTGTTTTGTCCATGCCTGAAATTGATAAGAGTGTGTTTATAATGGGGTATGAGAAGGACAAGCAAAAGATGTATGATTCTATAGATGCAGCTTACCTCTCCTCAAAATCTGAAGTAGATCCTCTTGTGAGGGGAGAGTGTCATTTAACTGGTACAAAATTTTATGGTAATGAACAAACTATTTATGGACAACCACCTATGAGTAGTTCAGACATTCTAGATAAGTGGTTGGAGGTGTTAGAGTGATAAAGGTAGTTACTACGGCATTCAACTGTCAAGATTACATAGGAAAGTGTATACAGACTGTACAAGCCCAGACAGTCAGTGATTTTAAGTGTTATGTTTTTAATGAGGGGTGTATAGATAGAACTATTGAAATATTTAAAGAGCTTACCAAAGAAGATCCCAGATTTATTCTTATAGATAATAAGGTAAAGAGGTATCAGGGCGGTAATTATGATTATCTTATTAGGGAATCTGGAGAGGTTCAGGACGAAGATATTATTGTTGAGGTTGATGGTGATGATTGGTTGCCTGATAAGGATGTATTTAAAAGAGTTTTGTCCTATTATGAGGACGGTAACACTTGGATAACCTATGGACAATTTGTATATCAAGATGATAGGATTGGATTTGCTAGACCAGTAGATTTTTCCTATTTGCGGCGAGATCAGTTTACAGCTACGCACCTTAGAACTTGGAAACCTGCTCTATGGAAGAAGATTAGAGTAGAAGATTTAAAAGTGAATGGGCTGTACCCAGAATCTTCTGGGGATGTATTTTTTATGATGCCTATGCTGGAGATGGCTGGCCCAGAGAACTCTAAGTTTACACCCCATATAAATTATGTATACAATTTTGCAAATCCTATAGGAGATAGTCAGGGGCATAGATTAGAATTAACTCTTTCGTTTGCAAAATTAGGAAGAGATAAAAACTCTTATAAAAAGATTAAATCCCTGTGATCGCTTTACCAGAAATGCAGGGACAGTTAGGGAATCAGATGTTCCAGTACGCCTCTATGAGGGCTTTAGCTTTAAAACATGGTATGGGTATTTATTATTCAAAAGAATACCAAATTAGTGAGGTATTTAAATTACCAGACATAGAAGTTCCTATGGGAAACTTTTCGTTTTATTCTGAGCCTGGGTTTAGTTATACAGAAATACCTTTAATATCTAAAGATATGGTACTTAAAGGATTTTTTCAATCTGAAAAGTATTTTAAAGATTTTGAAGAAGAAATTAAAAAAGATTTCACATTTAAATCTCCTGTTTTTTTAGATATTGAGTCAGTAGATGCAATTAGTTTGCATGTAAGAAGAGGAGATTATATTAAAACACCTAATTATCATCCTCTATGCACCATGGAGTATTATAAAAAAGCTTTAACATTGATGCCTGATGAAGAGGTAATAGTATTCTCTGATGATATACCCTGGTGTAAGGATAACTTCAAGGGAGAGCGATTTGTATTTTCTGAAGGTAGGAGCAATTCTCAAGACTTAGAATATATGAGTAAATGTAAACACCATATAATAGCAAATTCTTCTTTTAGCTGGTGGGGAGCATGGTTAGGAAGCTATAATGGTATTACTACGGCTCCTAAGAACTGGTTCGGTTCAGAAGCCAACCTAGACACAAAAGATATAATACCTGAAGATTGGATTGTACTATGAAACATGATCTAACTGATACTACTTTTATCATACCCCTAAAAATTGATTCTCAAGATAGACTTAACAATTTAATATATAATTTATCGTATCTAACAAAGAATTTTAATACTAATATACTTGTATTAGAAGCGGATAAAATATCAAGAATTAAGAAAATAGTGGATAAGTACCTAGATGTAGGGGTAAGACATATTTTTGTAGAAGACAATAGCCCATATTTCCACAGAACGAAGTATTTAAATATGATGCTTAATTTAGTAACTACTCCAGTTACTGTAAATTATGATATAGATGTATTATTTCCAGTACCAACCTATCTTGAGGGTCAACAACTAATTATTGATGAGGGATATGATTTAGTATATCCGTTTGCGTGGGGAGAGTCTCAAAGATTAGTGTTTCAGTATAATCCCAATAGAGAAGACTTCTTACAAACTCTAGATGTAAGTTCTTTTAAACCAGAATTTTTAAAAGAAGCATCTTCTCAATGTGGACATGCTCAATTTTTTAATACTAATTCTTATAGGGAGGGCTTCATGGAGAATGAGTCTTATATGGCATATGGCCCAGAAGACAAGGAGAGGCTGTGGAGATTTTTTGGTTTAGGATATAGACTTTATTGGTGTGACAGTTTAGTGTACCATTTAGAGCATACTAGAGGTATTAACAGTTGGACGACAAACCCACACTTCGCCCATAACATGAGAGAATATGAAGAGTTTTTATCTATACTCCCAGATTCCGAAATAAAGAACGAATTACATTTACAGAAACCTATACATCCACAAGATGCAGGACCTAATTTTGTAGATCCTGAGCATATTAAAAAATACTATTCTAAATTTAAGTACATGGATAAGTACAAAATATGAAGTTAGTGTATATTAACTATGCTGATGAAAATTTTGAAGAAAATCAAAATTTTTTGCTTCATCATATTTCTAAAAACAATATTTTTCCAGAAGCTAAGGCGTATTCTAGAAAATGGTTAGAAAGTACTAAATTTTACTCGGAAAATAAAAAGATATTAGATTATCAAAGATTATCTGGTTATGCTTTGTGGAAACCTTATATAATTTTACAAAGTTTAGAAAGTTCAGATTTGGCTTATGGGGATGCCGTAGTTTATATGGATTGCGGAGATATACCTCTTGCCCCTCAACTAAATTCTTGTATCGAAGAATATTTATTAAAAGAAGATCAATATTTTATTAATACAGTAACTTTACAAAATAAACAATATACTAAAAGAGATTGTTTTGTTTTAATGGGTTGTGATGAAGAAAAATATTGGAATGATATTCAATTAGAAGATGGGTTTCTTGTTTTTAAGAAAACAGATTTTAATATTGAATTTGTAAAAGAATGGTTGGAATATTGCAAAGACGAAAGAGTAATAACTGACTGTGAAAATGTTTGTGGTTTGCCTAATTTTCCTGAGTTTATTGATCATCGTCATGATCAAAGTATAATTAGTTTATTATATACAAAGCATAATCTTACATCTTGTAATTATGTTAGACCTTATATACAATTTAATACTATATTTCATAAAGACGGGGAACAATTGTCTAATGGTACTGCTACTTGGGAGGACGGGAAAGCGGTATGATTTCTAAAACAGACTATAGTATAAATGTAACTGTTTTTAACAAAGGCTTTTTAATAGAAAGAGTTTTAGAAAGCATACGTCTTAACACAGTAGGGAATTATGAAATTATTGTAGTCCTTGACGGATGTACAGATGATAGTGAAGCTGTTGTAAAATCCTTTTTTGAAAAGTATAGTAAGATATCTCATAAAATACTTTATGCTGATAATGTCTTTGAGACTAAAGCCAATAATATAGCAGCTAAAGTAAGTACTGGTGATTATATAATCATCGTTCAAGATGATATTATTATCAATGAGTACGGTTGGAATTTAAGACTAGCTAAACCTGTAGAAAGTTTCTCGGATGTTTATGCCGTTACTGGGGATACTGCATATAATTATATTTTAAATACAAATAGTAATCATATAAAATTATCTAAGGAAGTAGACTTGAGCATAGATAATTGTTGGAGCGATATAACTACAACTGTTGATAGGGCAAAAAAAGAAGAAGGTCTTTCCAGGGACATTTTTGCTATAAGAAATTCTGTTAATAGAGGTCCATTACTGATTAAACATGATATATTTGAGTCTGTGAATTACTTTAATGAAGCATTTTCTCCCCAAGATCAAGATGATGCTGATCTAAACTATAGAGTTTTGAAAAAATTTGATTTACATTGTGGATGTTATAGTGTAAATTTTGTTAGCGAATTAGAATGGGGCGGGACTAGACCAGACGGGAGAAGTGCTGCTCCTTGGTTACTTATGGCACACCACAAAAATACAAGGATTCTTTACGAGAATCACTATGATATTTTAACTGAGAGGAGAATTAATGAAGATAGGAGATTAATATGAGGATAACAAGAGAACGGTGGAATGACGCGCAGGACGGAGAATTACCTCTTCATAGGTATGATGATGTATATTCTCACGGACATAAAATAATAAGTGAATATTTAGAGTTTGATTATGAAATAGATTTTTACGACAAAACCATAGTTGAAGTTGGGGGAGGCCCTATGGCAGCGGCATTACTTTGTAAAGGAAATACTAAAAGAAGTGTAGTCGTTGAGCCTTTAGTAAATCGTATGCCAGCAGAAGTCCTAGAACGGTATACTGCTAATAATATAGAAGTAGTGACAGACCCGTATGAGGAAACAGATCTAGGAATGGTAGATGAAACTTGGTTTTTTAATGCTTTACCGCATTTTATTTCAGTAGAGGATGCTTTACGCAAAGCAAAAGAAACATCTAAAGTTATTAGAGTTTTTGAAAGTTTATATACTCCAATAAATAATGAACACCCACACTCCCTAACCCCCGAAACTTTTACTAGCACTCTAGGTAACTTTGGTAAAATTTATAAAGGTGGGAGTAGAGCAGGATTTCATGAAGCCGATTGTTATTATGGGACTTGGTATTCTAAAAAATGAAATTTTTAATTAATGAATTTTTTAATAATGTATCTTCTCAAAATGGCGAGGATGGGATAAATAAAAAGTTACTTGAATTTTTAGATATAAAAGAAGGTATTTTATTAGAAATAGGGGCATCTGATGGATTCTGGTTTAGTAATACTGCAAATTTGTGGAAAAACAATATAGACTTTAAATCTATTTTAATAGAGTGTAGTGCTAAATTACATAAAGAATCTTTGGAAAAGCAATATAAAAATATTGAGTGTTTCCCAAATGAGTGTGCTTCGTTAGACAATCCTTTGGAGAAAATCATAGAGAAATCTAGATTTACCGTAACGAATGATAATTTTATATTAGCCTCAATAGACATAGATGGAGATGATTTAAATGTTGCTAGGAGTTTACATAAGTATAAACCTAAAATACTAATAATAGAGCCAAATGGAAATATAAAAGAGAAAACAAACAAGCAAGGGACAACTGTATTAGAATATGTTACCTATTTTGAAACAGAAAATAATGGATATACTTTTTTAGGAATGTCTGGTTCTCCAGACCACCCATACGGAAATTGTTATTTTATACGAAACGATTTAAAGAATATGTTTGAAATAACTCAAGATCCTTGGGAAAAGAGGGGGGTAGTAAGTTCTACAAATGAAATTTACTAATATATTTAAAGATCAATTTTATCAGGCTCTCCGTACCCCAGCAGGGAACAATCCTGTGAGGGATAGGTCTGATTCTTTTCTGAAAGTATTTGAGTTATTGGAGGAAAAAAATAAAGACTTTTATACCATAGTTGAAACTGGTTGCATGAGAGCGGATCATGGTCAGCTTGCTATGGGCGATGATGGGGCCAGCACATATTTATTAGATAAATTTGTTAATCATTATGACGGACAAGTATTTTCTGTTGATATAAATGAGAACAATTGTAACCATGCTAGATCTTTTGTAAGTGAAAAAACTACTGTAGTGTGCGAAGATTCTGTAAGATTTTTGTGGAATTTAGCTTTGGATAAACCTATTGATTTTTTATACTTGGACTCCTACGATATAGATAGGAATAATCCTCACCCCTCCCAGCTACACCATGTTAAAGAACTATGTGCTATAATAAGTCGATTAGGCTCAGGAACTATAGTTGTCATTGATGATCATGATGCATTCTTTACTGGTGGACAAGTTGGCAAAGGGACTTATGTAAAAGATTTTATGGACAATATAGGAGCCACTCTACTGTTTGAAGATTATCAGATAGGGTGGGTTTTATGAGAAAAGAAATATTTTTGGCATCTTATTTTGGTGGTTTAGGGGATAGTCTTCAATTTTCTACATTACCAGAGTTGTATTCGAAAGCTGGGTACGATGTTTATATTTGGGATAATGCATATTTTAGAAATAGAGAGATTAAAGAACTAGTGTGGGATCATAATCCTTATGTACTTGGAACTAAGAGTGGTAAATGGAGTGCTGGTGATACTCCTGGTAGACACAAAATATTGAATTCTAATTGTATTTCTAATTGGGAAATGCTGCATGGTTTTAGTCCTACAAATACACTACCTAAAATTTATTATAAAGCTAAATCTTTATCTTCGTATGAGGATGTAGTTTTAGTAGATTTAACAAGTATTTCCACTTTGTATTCTATTGATTCTCTTAGCTCTAGCATTGATAAATTACAAAAAGAAGTTTTCAAAGGGAAAAGACTCCTTCAAGTGAGATTTAAGAATGATTTGAATCCACGGGGAGCCCCCGCAGGAATAGCGCATGATGGAATTTTTAATTGTTATAATTTACTGGAAGATAGTATTGAGGTAAGTTCTTTATTGAATTATTGTGATCTGATGAATTCTTGTTTTGGTATCATAGCTTTACATGCTGGAGCTAGTCACCTTAGTTCATGTATTAAGCAGCAAAACCCTAAACTTAAAAGTGTGTGTTTGATACCACGGAATCAATATGAAGATAACACCAACAGGTCAGTATTTATTTTTGATAATATACAGTATGTGTTAGTGTAGGTAGCTATTATTAGATATGAAATATTTAATCACAGGTATTACTGGGTTTGCTGGGCCTCATTTAGCCAATCTAATCTTAAACGAAGGGCATGATGTAGTTGGTCTAGTACGAGGATCTAACGGTATGGAAACTGATATTACTGATGTAGTTTCTGAACCTAATTACTCAAAGATCTCTTTTGTTTATGGTGATCTTACCAACTTTAGGACATTAGATAATATATTTAAAAGAGAAACTTTTGATGGAGTATTCCATCTCGGAGCGCAATCTCATCCTCCGACAAGCTTTGTGGACCCATTAGGCACATTTGAAGCAAATATTATGGGAACGGCAAACCTTATACAAGCGATTCAAGATAATCAGCCTGAGTGTAAGTTGATGTTTTGCTCTACTTCTGAGGTTTACGGTAATGTTGGTAGGGATGGGCATAAACTTCAGACAACGGATACTCTCCTTCCTGCTAACCCTTATGGAGCCTCAAAAGTAGCGAGTGATTTATATCTTCAAGAGAGGATGAGTAATGGAGGTATTAAGGGATTCATCACAAGAGCATTCTCGCATACTGGACCAAGAAGAGGACATAACTTTTCTATATCCTGTGATGCTCACCAGATCGCAAAAATGATGCTAGGCCATCAAGATAAAACACTTTCGGTGGGTAATTTAGAAACTATTAGAGTTGTTATTGATGTTAGGGATTGTGTTAAAGCGTATTACCTATTAATGCAAACTGAGGATGCTTTAGGAAAAGTTTTTAATGTATGTGGAGATACCCCTAGAAAAATGGGTTTCTTTACGGATGAACTTATAAAACTAAGCGGTCTGGAGAATGTAGAGAAGTGGGTTAATCCTAAGTTTTATAGACCTATTGACATAGCTTATCAGCATGGGGATTCCTCTTCTCTCGTAAATTTAACGGGGTGGAGTACGGAATATACTATCAGTTCAACTTTACAAGATCTTCTAGATTATTGGATTAAAAAATTAAAATGAGTTATAAGACATCTAAAAGAGCATTGGTTTGTGGTGCAGGAGGATTCATAGGGGGCCATATGGTAAAACGACTTCTTAGTGAAAATTATGTAGTAGTAGCAGTTGATATTAAGCCACTGGAGGAGTGGTATCAATATTCAAATGAGTCTACAAAATTCAAACTAGATTTGAGGGATACCGAGAATGTAGAAGATTTAATGGTGAGGGGATATTTTGATGAGATTTATCAATTTGCAGCCGACATGGGAGGAGCAGGATATATATTTACTGGAGAACATGACGCAGATGTTATGCACAACTCCGCTACTATTAATTTGAATATAGCAAAATCTTGTTCTAAGGCAATGTCTATTCGTAGTCTGAATGGTGACCCAAAAAAATGTAAAATATTTTATTCTTCTTCTGCGTGTATTTATCCAGAAGAAAATCAAACTGATCCTGAAAATCCTAACTGTGAGGAAAGTTCTGCTTATCCTGCTAACCCTGACTCAGAGTATGGTTGGGAGAAACTTTTCTCGGAAAGATTGTGGAGATCATACGCTAGAAATTATGGTCTTGATGTATGCATAGCTAGATTCCATAATATATTTGGTCCTCAGGGTACTTGGGATGGTGGAAAGGAGGAAGCTCCTGCTGCTATGTGTCGTAAAGCTATTCAAGCAGGACATCAAGGAGCTATGGAAGTGTGGGGAGATGGTCAGCAGACTAGATCTTTCTTGTATATTGATGAGTGCTTAGAGGCAGTTCGTAGGTTGATGGAGTCAGAGGTGGAAGAGGTTATTAACATAGGGTCAGATGAAATGATTAAGATTAATGATCTTGCGAAGATGGCTATTGATATATCAGGTAATGATATACTCATTAAGAACATCCCAGGACCAGAAGGTGTACGAGGTAGAAACAGTGACAATACTCTAATTAAAGAACTACTTGATTGGGCACCCTCTCAGCCATTGAGAACAGGTATGGAGAAAACATATAAGTGGATTGAAGAGCAAATCAAATGAAAACATTACTAACAGGAGCTAACGGGTTGGTGGGCTCTACTATTCACGCAGAGCTACGGCTGTCTAGCAGAAAACAATTAGATCTTAGAGATTGGGATAATACCTATTGTTATTTTAAAGACTTCAAACCAGATGCAGTTATTCATACTGCTGCTAGAGTTGGGGGTTTAGGTGCTAATATGAATCATATGTCTGAGTTCTATCATGACAATATTCAAATTAATACAAATGTACTTGAAGCAGCTAGACGAACAGGAGTAAAGAAGGTTGTATCGTTCTTGTCTACCTGTATATTCCCAGCTACAGCAGAGTATCCCCTTACTGAAGATCAGCTTCACCAAGGAGAACCGCATAGTTCCAATTTTGGTTATGCCTACGCAAAAAGGATGCTAGAGGTTAACAGTAGAGCTATTGCAAATCAGTATGGTTTAAATTATATTTGTGTTATTCCTACTAACATTTATGGTCCTCATGACAATTTTAATCTAGAAGATAGCCATGTTCTTCCTGCGTTGATTCATAAGTGTTATCTTGCTAAGAGAGACAACACTGATTTAGTTGTGTGGGGAAGCGGTAAGCCTCTTCGTGAGTTTATTTTCTCAAAGGATGTGGGAGAGATAACGCAACTAATTCTTGAACACTACGAAGGAACTGAACCTATGATCCTTTCTACTAGTAAGGAGATTAGTATTAGGGGGGCTGTGGAGACTATCGCTGATGTTATGGGGTTTGAAGGTAGTATTGTCTTTGATGATACTAAACCTGATGGTCAGTATAGAAAGCCAACCTCCAATTTGAGGTTAAAAAGTTTTATTCCTGAGTATGAGTTCACTTCTTTTAGAGAGGGAGTTAAACAGACGGTAGATTGGTTCGTAGAAAACTATGAGGCGTGTAGAAAATGAAAAGAGCATTAATAACAGGGATTAGTGGACAAGACGGTTCTTACCTAGCACAATTATTGCTCAGTAAAGGGTATGAGGTATGGGGTCTTTTGCGTAGGCACTCTGTCCCAGAGAACCAAACTAGTAGACTAGATTCTATTGGTATCCTTGATGATCTTAACCTAGTGTATGGAGATATGACGGACCTTCCTTCTTTACTTCATATCTTAAAAGATATTAATCCTCATGAGATTTATAA